ATGCGCTGTGTAGAGCTTTTCACCGGATGCGGTGGTCTGGCGATGGGCCTTTCCAGGGCTGGGTTCCAGCCCCAGCGAATGATCGAATGGGATCGTCATGCCGTTGGCAACGTGTCTCACAATAAGGGGCGCGGTGTCGATTTCGTCGAGCATTGGCCGATCGAACAGCGCGATGTGCGGGAAATTGACTGGACACAGTACAACGGGCTAGCCCTCGTGGCCGGCGGTCCGCCGTGTCAGCCATTCTCCATCGGCGGGAAGCATCGCGGGCACGACGACCATCGCGATATGTGGCCCGAGGCGGTTCGGGCGGTTCGCGAAGCAAAGCCCCGAGGCTTTGCATTTGAGAATGTCCGTGGTTTAGCTCGCGCTGCGTTCTCTGATTATCTCGAATGGATTCTTTTGTCGCTGTCGATGCCCCACATCGTGCGTTTCGACGGAGAGAACAGCCAAGAACACTTGGAGCGGCTCAGGACGCTGAAGCGGACGGCGAGCTATCAGGTGCGCTTTCAACAGGTCAACGCTGCCGATTTTGGCGCCGCTCAGAAGCGGTTTCGCGTCTTGGTGCTTGGTGTTCACAAGGATATTGGGCTCGAACCGCCAGTTCTCGTTCCTACCCACTCTCGCGAGGCACTGCTTTGGGATCAGTGGGTGAGTGGTGACTATTGGCGGCGCCATTGCGTCAAGCGTCCCGCGTCTGGGCCAACGGCGGCCGATGTGGGAACGCTACATCGCCTTGAGCGAGCCGGCGTGAAGCCAAGCGAGTTGCCATGGAGAACGATACGCGACGCTATCGCTGATCTCGGTCAGCCTGGGACGCCAGGCATCCTGAATCATGATCCACAGCCAGGCGCTCGTTCCTATCCTGGTCATACCGGTAGCCCGCTCGACTATCCAAGCAAGGCCTTGAAAGCCGGTGTCCACGGCGTGCCGGGTGGCGAAAACACCCTCTCGTTGCCCGATGGTAGAATCAGATACTACACGGTGAGAGAAGCAGCACGCTTGCAAGGCCTGCCCGATGACTACGAGTTCGTCGGGTCTTGGTCGGAGAACATGCGTCAGTTAGGTAATGCCGTCCCCGTGCAACTGGCCGAGGCCGTTGCGAAAGCAATGAGGGCGGTCGTCGGGATTATTTGAGATGGTAAAGCGTCCGCATCGATACCAAGAGCTAATCGGCCTGATGCGTGATGCCGCGAGTGAGCTTGGTTCACTTGGACCCTCCCTCACTACTGTAATGACTGCCAGAGTTCGCCGGGATTTCTTCGCTCTTCTTGAAGAGATGGAGAGGTTTGCCTCGACCCTTGACCCCATTCTCGAGCCGAAGGTTTGGTTTGATCCTGCAGATCAGCGCACCGCCGGCAATTTGGTCGCAGCGGCGCTTATTTCACAGCAGCGCGTTCCACTGGATCTTGTTCAGAGAAGCTATGGCGCCGGAGTGTACGCGATTTACTACGTGGGAGCTCATCCGCTTTATGCTCCCATCTCCGGAAGCGAGACGCCGATCTATGTTGGAAAGGCCGACCCTCAGACCACGATGGCCAAGCGCCCGCGGGACCAGGGCGAGAAGCTCTACGGGCGGTTATCGGATCACCGGAAGATGATCAGGACTGTTTCTGCCTACGCTCTTGAGCACCATCTTCCGAACCCGCTTCGGATTGAAGATTTCGAGTGCCGTCGGTTGGTGACCGCGTCGAACGCTCAGATGTTCGCGGAGGCCCACTTGATCACGATGTTCAAGCCGGTTTGGAACGCAGAAACCAAGATATGCTGGGGCATATCCAAGCATGGCGATACAGACGGGCGAAACAATGCCCGCAGTCCGTGGGATGTGATCCATCCTGGTCGGAAGTGGGCCATGCTCGATAAGCTTGAGGACTCTAGGCCGGCTGAGAAAATCCTGCGAGACGTCGCTACGCATTTCCAGGAGAATCCGCCTTTCGACAACCGCGACGAGCTCATCAAGGCTTTCATGGATTCGTTTTCGCAGGATCCGATGATCGCCGCGGTCGCGGTACAGGATGACGAGAAAGACCTGGAGGACGCGTCTTAGCCACTGTGACCGACCCTGGCCGAAGCCGGCAAATGTCTCTTGTCCGGGCAAAGGACACCAAACCTGAAATGGTTGTTCGGCGTCTTTTGCATGGGCTGGGGTTTCGGTTTCGTCTACATCGTCGCGATCTGCCAGGCTGTCCGGACATCGTTCTTCCCAGATATCGCACGGCCATCTTTGTGCATGGCTGCTTCTGGCACCAACACGACGACCCGACCTGTTGGCGATCGCGTATGCCGAAAACGCGCCAGGACTTTTGGGTTCCGAAGTTGGAACGGAATGTCTTGCGGGATCAGGAGGTGGTGGCTGAACTTCGAGCTCTGGGTTGGAACGTCGTCGTAGTGTGGGAATGTGAGACGACGCCAAGCAAGAGAGCGAGCCTTGAAGCTAAGCTGCGAACAGCCATCGTTGAGCGGCGGTGAGGGAGTCTTGGTAACTTACGGGGGCTTTGCGGAAGCCCCGGCTAGGCTCGTTCCGAAAAAAAAAGCCCGCCGAGGCGAGCTTTCCGTTGACGATGAGGGTGGTGTTACCCCGCGACCTCACGCGCCGTTAGCGTTGCTTTTAGGCCTTTGTTCTCTGCCGGGTCAACAGGGACGACGTGGGCTCGGCTCCCCCGCATATCCCATTCATTCCGTCTATCTTCTTTCGCCGCTCTGAAGATCCTGTTTGACGGAGCTCGCGCCTTCACCGCTTCTCCTCTTCTTGGAGTCACTGGTCGTTTTACATAGTACACCCACGTCGTTCATACCGTCCCGTCTCCACCCCTCTCTCTCTCCGACTCCTCGCTTCCGAGTCATTTTCTTTCTCCCTTCCGCAATGAATCTCCGTCCCAACGCCCCGTTTCCTATATTCACGTGAAAGGCAGTCGGCGCCGCTCCTGGGTCCGGTGCCCGATATCGGCGCCTTGCCTCTTCCGGCCTGAGGTCCGCCTTGAGTTCGCGTGCGGTTTCGAGCGGCCTGCGCCGGGATGACGGCTTGATGGGGCGCGTCACCCCTCTCCCTGGTCCCTCTCCCACAAGGGGCGAGGGGACGCGGTTTGGGGCTACCCATGGCTGGAAGGCTCGACTTGCCCCAGTGAGGGGTCGGCAGATCCCGTCGTCCCTCTCCCACAAGGGGCGAGGGGACGCGGTTTGGGGCTACCCATGGCTGGAAGACTCAACTTGCCCTGGTGAGGGGTCGGCAAGCCCCATCGTCCCTCTCCCACAAAGGGGCGAGGGGACGCGGTTTGGCTCTACCCATGGCTGGAAGGCTCGACCTGCTCCAGTGATGGGTCGGCAGATCCCATCGTCCCTCTCCCACAAGGGGCGAGGGGGCGCTGTTTGGGGATGCCCATGGCTGGAAGGCTCGGCTTGCCCGGGTGATGGGTCGGCAAAGCCGATCGTCCCCTCGCCCCTTGTGGGAGAGGGACCAGGGAGAGGGGTGCTGCCGCACCTCCGCCTCGGCTGTTAACGGATTGGCGGTGTCGGCGGCTGTGGCGGGGCGGAGAGCGCCCGGAATCCCTCGCTTTTTCCTCCCTTCCGCCGTTAACTTTTAGCCGTCAACCTGTGTCTTGCCCCACGACGCGCCCGTCGGCTCTTTTCGGGAGAGCCGGCATGGCAGAGGATATGACGATTGAACGGCGCGCCGGTGGGCGTGCGGATGAGCGTGCGCGGGACGGCGGTTGGTCGTCCGGCGGCGGGCGGGGGATGGAGCACATCAGCCTGCCCTTGAACCGGGCGCTGGCGGAGAACGGCCTGCTCGATGCCGTCACCGCGGCGGCGCCGGCCGAGCGGGTGTCCGGACCCGGCATGACCGTGGCGACCAAGGCGGCGGTGGCGCGCAAGCGGCGGGCCGGGCCGGCCAACGCGGTGGAGGCGCGCCTCGGCGATGGCGGCGTGCCCAACACCTGGTTTTCCGCCGTGCAGATGAGCCGCGAGGCGGCGCGGGCGCTGTTCGACTACCGCGACAACGGCCGGCTCTACTGGCGCGACCCGGTGGGGCGGCGGCGGCCGGAGGCGGGCGGCGAGCTCTATCGCAAGACCATCGACGACGGGCCGATCTGGACCATCCAGGGTGGCAGCCGGGCCAACGTGATCCGCTACATGCGCCGCTATCTGGTGTGGAACTGGCACTTCGGCGGCACCGACCGCGTGCTGCTGCCCAAGAACGGCAACACGCTGGACGACCGCATCGAGAACATCCGCCTGGGCGACCGCCTGCCGGGCTTCGGCGCCGATGCGCCGGGCATGGGGACGCCGATGGTGGCGGCGCCGGAGGCTGGGGCGGTGCCGGAGGTGGAGACGGGCGTCACCTGCCCCTGCTGCGGCGGGCTGGCGCCGGTGCTGTCGCCCAACCTGATCGCCCGCGCCTACGAGTTGCCGCCGCAGCAGGAGGCGATCCTCGCCCGCGTCTGGGCCGGCAAGGGCAAGCCGGTGACCGGCGAGGCGATCATCGGCGAGATGTATGCCGACGATTTCGACGGCGGGCCGGAATACGAGACGGCGCGCAAGTATTTCAAGACGCAGCTGTGTTTGCTCCGCAAGCGGATCGAGGGCTCGGGCGTGCGCATCGAGGCGGCCGGCTATCAGCGCGGCTTCAAGCTGGTGCTGGGCGAGCATGGCGGCAAACCGGTCGAGGGTAGGGTGGCCGAGACAGACGAGGAGTGATCCGTGCCGCGCAAGGGGAACAAGGGTGAGGGCGATCCGGCGGTCGGCAAGGTGGATGCCGGCTGGCTGCTGGGCCGCCTCGTCGACGAAGCCACCGCCGACATCGCCGACCTCTACGACGCCGAGGGCAAGCTGAAGCCGGTGGACGAATGGCCGGAGGTGTGGCGGCGGGGCCTGGTGCAGGGCGTGGAGATCGAAGAGCGCTTCGAGGGTCGCGGCAATGCGCGCGAGCAGGTGGGCTTCGTCAAGAAGGTGCGGCTCTCCGACCGGCTGAAGCGGCTGGAGCTGATCGGCAAGCACATCGGCGTGAAGGCGTTCGAGGAGACCGTGCGGGTGAAGGGGCTGGAAGGGCTGGGCGAGAGGCTGGCGCGTGCCAGGAAGAGATTGGCGGAGGAGGGGAAGTGAGGGGGTATCCGTATGATTCAATTATATAAAGCTGTCATCCTGCGCGCAGGCGCAGGACCTCGGGAAGGTAGAGCACGGGGCAGATATCAGGCTCCCTTGGTTCTTGGAGCGCGATATCGGCCGCTCGTTTCATTCTGCCCGAGGTCCTGCGCCTGAAGCGCAGGATGACAGTATTATATATATGAAACAGGTTGTTAGCGCCGCACCCCTTTCTATCAAGCTGTCATCCTGCGCTTCAGGCGCAGGACCTCGGGAAGGTAGGGCGAGGGGGACGTATCAATCTCTCCCTGCTCTTGGAGCGCGATATCGGCCGGGAGCTTCGTTCTGCCCGAGGTCCACCTTGCATTCGCGTGCGAATGCAAGCGGCCTGCGCGCAGGATGACAGCTTGATGGGTGAGAGATGCGGCGTAGGCGACGAGCTATCTATATGAATCAACTATATAAAACTGTCATCCTGCGCGCAGGCGCAGGACCTCAGGAAGGTAGAGCGCGGGGCGGATATCAGGCTTCCAGGGTTCCTGGAGCCCTATATCGGCCGCTCGTTTCATTCTGCCCGAGGTCCTGCGCCTGCGCGCAGGATGACAGGAAAGTGATATAAATCAGCAGCTTGCGGCGTTGGAGCTTCCTCGCATGACCGCCCATACCGACCCCAACGAGGACCTTATTCGCCTTGCGGCCGAGTGCCGGTACGATCCCGACCGCTGGTCGATCGCCGCCTATGACTGGGGCGAGGGGGATCTCGCCGCGCACGCCGGCCCGCGCGCCTGGCAGCGGGAGATCAACCGGGAGATACGGGATCATCTCGCCGATCCCGACAAGCGCTTCACGCCGCTCCGTATCGCCGTCGCGTCCGGCCATGGCATCGGCAAGTCGGCCGAGATGGGGATGCTCTCCAACTGGGCGATGTCGTGCTGGGCCGATTGCAAGATCGTGGTCACCGCCAACACCCGCTCGCAGATGCAGACCAAGACGGCGCCGGAGGTGGGGCTGTGGTTCCGCCGCGCCGTCACCGCCCACTGGTTCGACACGCAGGCGCAATCGATCCGCAGCCGCGATCCGAAGCGGGCTGACAGCTGGCGGCTCGATTTCGTCACCTGGTCGGCCGAGAACACCGAGGCTTTCGCCGGGCTGCACAACCAGGGCCGCATCATCCTGCTGCTGTTCGACGAAGCCTCAGCCATCGCCGACAAGGTGTGGGAGGTGGCCGAGGGCGCGCTGACCGACGAGGAGACGGTGATCGTCTGGGTGGCCTTCGGCAACCCGACGCGCAACGGCGGCCGTTTCCGCGAATGCTTCCGCCGCTATCGCCACCGCTGGATCACCCGCCACATCGACAGCCGCTCCGTGGAGGGCACCAACAAGGCCTACCTGCAGTCGATCGTCGACGATGCCGGCGGCGAGGACAGCGACGTGGCGAAATACCGCGTGCGCGGCGAGTTCCCGAGCCAGAGCCCGATGCAGTTCATCGGCGAAGCGGATGTGGAGGCGGCGCGCAAGCGGCACCTCCGGCCCGAGCAATATGGCTTCGCGCCCAAGATCATCGGCGTCGACCCGGCCTGGACCGGGGCGGACAAGGTGGAGATCGTGCTGCGCCAGGGGCTGACGGTGAAGAGCCTCGCCAGCCTGCCGCGCAACGACAACGACGTGGAGGTGGCGAACCTCATCGCCCGTTTCGAGGACGAGGAGGGCGCGGACGCCGTGTTCGTCGACGCCGGCTATGGCACGGGCATCGTTTCCGCCGGGCGGACCATGGGGCGGAACTGGCGGCTGGTGTGGTTCGCCGGCAAGCCTGTTGACCCCGGCTTTCTCAACAAACGGGCGGAGATGTGGGGCACCGTGAAGCGCTGGCTGAAGGACGGCGGCGCGCTGGACCCGCAGGACCAGGGCCTCTTCGACGACCTGATCGGCCCGGAAACCGTGCCCCGCCTCGACGGCAAGATCCAGCTGGAAAGCAAGGCCGACATGAAGGCGCGGGGGATTCCGTCACCCAACAGGGCGGATGCGCTGGCGCTGACCTTCGCCGAACCGGTGGTGAAGCGCGGGGCGGGGTGGGGTGGGGCGGGCAAGCGGGTGGCGGAGGAAAGGTACGATCCGCACGCGGGGCTGTGAGGGGTTTAGGCCAGTCTTGTCAGTCATGGTTCGCGCTGGTGTGGTTCCTGGAGCGCTATATCTGCCGGGAGCTTCATTCTGCCCGAGGTCCTCGCCTTCGCAAGGATGACAGAATTATATATAGGGATGACAATCGGTTAGGTGGGCTCTTTACGCCGTCGGGCTGGTGATTTTGCGATGCTTGTCGCGCATGCCGCTTCGAGCGGCCACCTCGCGTACTCTGTTATCTCCCGCTTCTATCACGCTGTCATCTTTGCGAAGGCGAGGACCTCAGGACGGTGGAGCGAGGGGGACATATCAGGCTGCCTCGGTTCCTGGAGCGCTGTTGCGGCCGCTTGTTATCGTGCCGCATCGCCGATCCGGATTTCCAGCTTGAGGCCGAGCGCGGTCAGCATGTTGGTCATGCCGCCCCAGTTCCCTCCGGCGCGGCGTCGAGATAGATGTTCTCTGCCCGGGCGTAGCAGACGCTGACGACGACGTTGACGTAGGTGAGCAGGGCCAGGCCGACGAGGGCCATCAGGTAGCCGCAGGCGATGCCGAACAGGTCGAGGCCGCCGCCCTGCGTTACCAGCGTCGGCAGCAGCTCGAAGGTGGCGAGGTGGGCGATGATGATCATGAGCCAGATGACGAAGGCGGCGACCAGCGCCAGCACCAGACGCCAGTAGACCGTGTGCAGCGACTGGACGCCCCTCGCGAGCGCCCGGTGCAGGCCGGCGCCCTTGCCCATGATGCCCGAGGGAATCCAGCTGCCCAAGAGGGTGACGATCAGCGGCAGCGCCAGCGCCAGCGAGCCGGCGACGATCAAGAGTTCGACCAGCGGCGGATATAGGCCGAAGACCATCAGCACCGTGGTGCGGTAGGTGGCGTAGAGCGTGACCGCCGTGAGGAGCACGGCGATCAGCACCACCTTGAAGCCGGCCGCCATGGCGCCGGGCGCGGTGAAGCCGGCGGCGCTGCTGAGCGGCATGCCCCGAAGCACCTGATACGGCAGGCCGGTGGAGAGATAGAGGCAGGCGACGATCTCGCCGATATGGCCGGGCTCGGAGACCAGCCTGAGGCCGATGACCACCTCCCAGCCGACGATCAGCAGCGCCAGCAGAAGATAGAGAACAGAATGATCGCGCATGATGCGCGCCGATCTGACCAGCATGGTTCCCCCTCGATCGTCCACCGCCGTCCCTACCGCAAACGCTTCGCAGACGCCACCGACAATGACGGCGGGCGGGAGGGGGCGTGGGGGATGTCGAGAGCGCTCCGCTTTGTCCGGCCGCCCCCGCCGGGTAGCCGAGGGGTGGTCTGGACGGGATGGAGGCTGTGCGACATAGTCGCGCCGGTTCGTGGCCATGGGGTTGGCGGTGGGGAGCCGTTCGAATGAGGAATCTGGCTTCGCTGTCGCAGCTGATGGTGTTTGCGCGCATTGCCGAGACCGGGTCGCTGTCGGCGGCGGCGCGGGAGTTGAACGTCACGCCGTCGGCGGTGTCCAAGAGCCTGACGCAGCTCGAGGAGCGGCTGGGCATTCTGCTGATCCGGCGGACGACGCGCAGCATGATGCTGACCGAGGGCGGGCGGGCGCTGATGCAGCACACCGCCACCATTCTCGACAGCCTGGATGAGGCGCTGAACGAGACCTCGCAGTTCCGCAGCTATCCGGCCGGCCCGCTGCTGCTCACCAGTTCGGTGGCTTTCGGCTGCGCGCAGCTGTCGTCGATCCTCGGCCGGTTCATCGAGGCGTCGCCGCAGGTTCAGGTCAACATCTCGCTCGACGACCGCTGCGTCGATCTCGCCGAGGAGAACTATGACGTCGCCCTGCGCATCACCGCGTCGACCGTCTGGAGCCATGCCTCGCGCAAGCTGGCGCCGATCCACTGGGTCTATTGCGCTGCCCCCGGCTATCTCGAGCGGCGCGGCCGGATCGAGTCGCCCGACGATCTGGCGCGCCATCGTTGCCTCGTCTATCCGGCGATGACGCTCGACGGTTCGTGGACCTTCCAGCGCGGCAACGAGGTGCGGCACGTCAAGGTCGAGGGCTGCATGGTCTCCAACTCCAGCCTCGCCCTCCTGGCGGCGACGCGGGAGCAGCACGGCGTCGCCTGCCTGCCGACCTATGTGGTCGCCAACAACATCCTCTCCGGCGACCTGGAGGTGGTGCTGCCCGACTATCGCTCGGCGATCACCCACACGCTCTACGCCATGTATTTCCGCTCGAAATACACCAACCCGACCATTCGCGGCTTCATCGACTTCATCGTCGACGACCTCGGCTCGGTCCCGCCCTGGGATGCCGCGCTGCGCGCCCATCTGCCGTTCCTCATCGACGAATAGCCGCCGAACCGGACGGCCGGCCGCCCCCACTGCCACGATCGCGAAAGCGTCCGAGCCCGCCCCCCAACCGCCGGGGCGGGACGTCCCATTTTTGAAAATTACTCACAAGTGTTTTGAGATTTTACCATTTTATTTATATTATTCAACACGTTAGCTTCAAACTTAACACGTGTTTCGTTTCAGGAGAGAACATCATGGCTTTTGATTTCGATGCGGTCGTCGACCGCCGTCATTCGGATTCGGCGAAATGGGCCTTTCCGGAACGGTCGCTTGCCGCCGACGAAGCCGCCGCCGACCCGCTGCCGATGTGGGTCGCCGACATGGATTTCAGGGTGCCGCAGCCGGTGACCGACGCGCTGAAGGCCGCCGCCGAAGAGGGCATGTTCGGCTATCCCGGCGTGACGAAGAGCTACCTCGACGCCGTCGTCGGCTGGCAGCGGAAGCGGTTCGGCTGGGACGTGCCGGCGGAGTGGGTGGTGCAGACGCCGGGCGTCGTCACCGCGCTCAACACCATCATCCAGACGCTGTCGCGCCCCGGCGACTCGGTGCTGGTGCAGACGCCGGTCTACAGCCATTTCCACCAGGACCCGCTCACCAACGGCCGGCAGGTGGCCTATGCGCCGCTCGCCATCGACGGCGACCGCTACCGCTTCGACGCCAAGGCGTTCGAGGCGGCCATCCGGCCGAACACCCGGCTGTTCATCCTGTGCAACCCGCATAACCCGACGGGCACCGTGTGGTCGGAGGACGACCTGCGGCTGATGGGGGAGATCTGCGCCCGTCACAAGGTGCTGGTGGTGTCGGACGAGATCCATGCCGACCTCGTCTTCAACCGGTCGGTGAGGCATATTCCCTTCGGCTCGCTGGGGCCGGCCTTCGCCGACAACAGCATCGTCTGCACGGCGCCGAGCAAGACCTTCAACATCTCCGGCCTGCAGTGCTCGAACATCATCGTCGCCAACGCTGAGATCCGCGCCGAGCTGGCCCGCCAGATGGGGCGCAACGGCCTGCACTTCATCAACAGTCTCGGCATGGTGGCCTGCGAGGCCGCCTACCGCCACGGCGAACCCTGGCTGGAAGCGCTGCTCGACTACATCAGGGGCAACCAGGAGCATTTCGCCGCGGAGATCGCCAAGTCGCTGCCGCAGCTGAAGGTGTTCAAGGCCGACGGGCTCTATCTCGCCTGGATGGACTGCCGCGCCCTCGGCATGGACCCAGAGGCGCTGGAAAAGTTCATGCTGACCAAGGCGCGGGTGTGGTTCGACAAGGGCCAGAAGTTCGGCCCGGAAGGCCACGGCTTCATGCGCGTCAACCTCGGCTGCCCGCGCGCCACCGTCGACGAGTGTTTGAGCCGCCTGAAGCGCGCGCTGGGGTGAGAGGAAGGGGGCGGGGCAGCCTGTTGATCAGGCCGTCCAGGCTGAACATGCCGATCTTGCCCCGCATCAACGCGGAGACGCGCGGCTGGGTGATGCCGGTAATGCGGATGTTCCTGACGCCTCGGTTTGGGGTGGGGGAGCGTGATATCGGCCCCTCGCTCCATCTTGCCCGAGGTCCTGGCCTTCGCCAGGATGACAACTTGATAGAAAGGGGAGATAGCTGGAGTGCCGCTCGCGAAACTCCTCGCTGGCTCCTCACCGCAGCACGGGGACCGCGAGCGATGCCGCCGCGAGGGCGCGCAATCGCTATCCGATTGTTTCATAAATATAATTCTGTCATCCTGGCGAAGGCCAGGACCTCGGGCAGGATGGAGCACAACGCCGATATCGCGCTCCAAAAGCCAGCTTGATCCTCCGCGCTCCACTGCCCCTTGATCCTCTCGCCATGGCGCTTGCATCGGCGCGATTGGGTCGCGCTCCGAACCCAACAATCCCCGCCAACCGCAGCCCGGAAACCTCACCCGCCGTATGGACGAGAGGTACGATCCATACGCGGGGCGATGATCCATGTGCCTTTCCAAGTCCACTCCCAAGGTGGAGCAATACAAGACCTCGGCGCAGGCCCAGGAGCCGGACAACGGCGCCATCCAGACGGCGGCGGCGCGGCGGGCGACCGACAAGCTCAGGGCCGGCGCCTCGACCATCCTCACCAGTGCCAATGGGGTTCTCGATAGCGCGAATACCCAGAAATCCGTGCTCCTGGGGGTGTAATGGAAGCGCGCGCCAATGAAACGCAGGTCCAGTATCACCGCCGCCGGGCCGAGGAGCTGAAGCGGGTTCGCCAGCCGTGGGAATCCACCTGGAGCGGCCTTGCCGATTTCGTGGCGCCGCACCGGCTGAGGCTGGACGCCGCCGACGAGCGGGCCATCTCGCGCAAACGCATTCTCGACCCCTCCGGCACCTTCGCCTGGCGGACGCTGGCCTCGGGCATGCACTCCGGCCTGACGTCGCCGGCCCGTCCCTGGTTCCGCTTTGCCACCGTCGATCCGGAGCTGCGCGAGTGGGGCCCGGTGAAGCTGTGGGTGGACGAGGTGGAGGCGATCGAGCGGCGGATGTTCCAGCGCTCCAACGTCTACCCGGCCTTCCACGAGGGCTATGGCGACATCGGCCTGTTCGGCCAGTCCTGCGGCATCCTGATCGAGGGCAGCGACGACCCGCTGCACATGATCCAGCTGTTGCACGGCCGCTTCTGGATCGCGCGGGATGCCGAGGGCCGCGCGACGACGCTCTACCGCATGCTCCGCTGGTCGGTGGAGAAGATCGTGCGGCGGTTCGGGCTGGAGACGATTTCCTCGTCGGTCCGCTCGGCCTATGACGCCGGCCGCTACGACCAGACCTTCGATATCTGGCACGCCATCGAGCCGCGCGTCGGCCGCGACCCGCAGAAGATCGACAAGCGCAACAAGCCGTTCCTCTCCAACTACTGGGAGGCCAATGGTAACGGCAACGATGGCCTCTTGGAAGAAAGCGGCTTCGACAGCAACCCGATCATCTGCCCGCCGTGGCTCGTCTGCGGCGACGACACCTATGCGCAGTCGCCGGGCATGGACACCATCGGCGACGTCAAGTCGCTGCAGGCCATGGTGCGCGACAAGCTGGAGGTGATCGCGAAATTGGCGCGGCCGCCGCTTCAGGGGCCGACGAGCCTCAACGGCAACCCGATGTCGCTGTTGCCCGGCGCCATCACCTTCGTCGACGACCCGACGGGGAAGGGGCTCAGGCCGGTGATGGAGGCGTCGCCGCAGATCGGGCCGCTGCTCCAGGACATCGCCGAGACGCGGCAGCGCGTCGCCACCGGCTTCTACGCCGACCTGTTCCTGATGCTGTCCAACATGGAGGGCATCCAGCCGCGCAACCAGTTCGAGATCGCCGAGCGCAAGGAGGAGAAGCTGCTGGCGCTCGGGCCGGTGCTGGAGAACATCTACAACAACCAATTGGAGCCCTGCGTCGACCGGGCCTTCGAGATCGGCCTCAAGCGCAACCTGTTCCCGCCACCGCCGCGCGAGATCCAGAACCAGCGCCTCGCGGTGGAATATATCTCGACGCTGGCCCAGGCGCAGAAGGCGGTGGCGACAGGCGCCGTGGAACGGCTCGTCGGCTTCGCCAGCCAGTGGGCGGCGATGAAGCCGGAGGTGCTGGACAAGCTCGATGCCGACCAGTCGATCGACGTCTACGCCGACCTGATCGGCGCCCCGGCGGCGATCGTGGTGCCCGACGACAAGGTGCAGGCGGCGCGTGAGGCGCGGGCCGAGGCCGAACAGCAGGCGAAGATGGCTGAGATGGCGAAGACCGTGGCGCCGGCGATTTCGGCTGGAGCGGATGCGGTGCGGGCCGGGAAGGATGCGGGTGTGGATCCGGCCGCGGCGCAGCAGCTGATGGCGCAGCTGGGGATTGGTGGGGGAGGCTGATATCGGCCTCGGAGATTTCTCGTCCTGAGGTCCTCGCCTTCGCAAGGATGACAGACTGATATTTGCGGGCGCCCATCTATCCGACGGCTAGATAGCGGCAAGCGCCACCTATCCGCTTGTTCCTAAATATCATTCTCCTGTCATCCCCGCGCAGGCGGGGACCTCAGGAAGGTGAAGCGATAGGTCGATATCGGGCACTTCCAAGCAGCGCGGACATGGGCCGCGTGAACCAGTTTCTCCAATCAACAACATAGGTGATCGATGCTCGATGAGTTCGAAGCGCGTGAGGCGCGGGATGCGGAGGCGCGGCAGCGGGCTGCCGAGGAGGAGGCGGATCTGCGGGACGCTTTCCGCCTGATGATGGACACCGCCGAGGGCAAGCGGGTGGTGTTCTGGCTGCTGGGACGGGCCGGGCTCTACGCCAACGCCTTCGATGCCGGCAGCGAGGCGGCCGAGCGCTATCGCCTGGGGCGGCAGTCCCTGGGCCTCGAAATCCTGCAGAAGCTCGATCTGGTGGACGCGCGGCTCTACCCGCGCCTGCTGCTGGAACGCGGCGAAGCGAGGGAACTGGAACGGGCCGCCCGCGTGGCCGGCGGCAAACCGAGCGAGGATGGGGAATATGCTTGATCGATGGATTGTTGGCGCGGCGTTCGCGCCCGAGGGTGACGGCATGGGCGACGGCGGCGATGCCGGCGCGGCGCCGGTCGGCGGAGTACAGCCGGAAAGCCTGATGTTCCCGAGCGAGGCCGCGCCGGCCGAGGGCGAGGCATCACCGCCGGAGGGCGAGGCGCCGGAGACGGACGCCCCCGACCCCGCCGACGAAGTCCCCGAAGACGGCCGCTACGACTTCAGCCTGCCCGAGGGCATGGCGATGGACGAGAAGCTGGCCGAGGCGATGTCGCCGGTGCTGAAGGATCTCGGCCTGACGCGGGGACAGGCGCAGGCGCTGGCCGGGGCGCTCGCCGCCCACCGCCAGGCGGAAGCATCCGCCGGCGCCCATGAATGGGCCGACATCCAGACCGGATGGATCGCCTCGGCCAAGAAGGATCAGGAGATCGGCGGCGCCCGCTGGGACGCCTCGGTGGCCACCGCGCAGGGGGCGCTCGCCCGCTTCGGCACGCCGGGCCTCCGCACCTTCCTCACCGAAAGTGGCGGCGGAAACCACCCGGAAGTTATCCGGTTCATGGCGCGCGTCGGAAGCGCGATCGCCGAAGACCGGCCGGAGAGCGGCGGGGCAGGGGCAGGACGCCCCATCGATGCCGCCCACCTGCTGTTCCCGAGCGACAAGCCCAAGGGGTAAATGACACATGGCCACCGTTGGCACCTACTACCCGAACCTGATCGACGCGCAGAAGCAGAGCGCCGAGGGCACGGTTCTCGAAATCCTGTCGCAGCAGAATCCGGTGCTGGACGACGCGATGGTCACCGTCTGCAACCAGCAGGCCATCCATCGCCACATGATCCGCACCGGCCTGCCCTCCGTCGCCTGGGGCCGCCTCTACAAGGGCGTGCCGCAGTCGAAGGCCACCGTGCAGCAGGTGGACGACACCACCGGCTTCCTGGAGGCGCGCTCGGAGATCGACGTGCGCCTGCTCGCACTGGCAAAAGACGCCGCCAAGCAGCGCCTCGTCGACAGCGCGCCCTTCCTGGAAGCGATGAACCAGGAGATGGCGACCGGCATCTTCTACCACGACGTCGCCACCACGCCGGAGAAGTTCAAGGGCCTCGCCGCCCGCTACAACGCCTATTACGACGGCCCCAATGCCACCAAGCCCAACGTCGCCGCCGGACAGGTGATCGACGGCGGCGGCCGCGGCGCCGACAACACCTCCATCTGGTTCGTCACCTGGGGCGACCACGCGACGTCGCTGTTGACGCCCGAGGGCATTCCCACCGGCGTTCAGGTGCAGGACAAGGGCGAGGAGGTGACGCTGGATGCCGCCGGCAACAAGTTCTACGTCAAGTCGACGCTGTTCTCCTGGCATGTCGGCATGTTCGTGAAGGACTGGCGCTACAACGCCCGCATCGCCAACATCGATGTGTCCGACATGATGGCGGGGTCGGTGGACGTCTGGAAGCTCCTGCGCGAGGCCTACTATCGCCTGCAGTCGCGCCGCCTCAATGCCACGTCGAGCCGCATCGCCATCTACATGAACCGCGACGTCTTGGAAGTGCTCGACGCCCAGTCGTCCGACCGGTCGCTCACGACCAACGCCGGCAGCTACAACTACGCGGCGCCGGGCCTCAAGCGCGACAGCGTCGAGGGCAAGGAAGTGCTGACCTATCGCGGCATTCCCATTCGGGAAACCGACGCGCTGCTGAACACCGAAGCGGCATTGCCTGCTTACGCTGGTTGAAATTCTACTGGGGTGGACAGCTAGCTTAGTCTTCTGCGCTTCCGGTGCTCACGGACCTCAAGTCCGCTCCGGTTCTCGAAGCCGTCGCCATCTGCCTCACCCCAGCAAATTTCAAGGTGCCCTTTCTTGCGGGCGCTCACTCTTTCAAAGGGACAAACCCATGATCCTGGACACTCAGGCGCTGTTCTCGGACGCTCAGCCTGTTACCGCGACGGTCGCCTCCACCAACACCATCGACTTCGGCCCGATCTCGCCGGCCACCCGCACCTTCGACGTCGGCAAGGGCGACGACGTGGCGCTCTTGGTGCAGGTGGTGGAGGACTTCAACAACCTCACCTCGCTCTCGATCGACCTGGAGCTCGACAGCACCACCACCTTCACGCCCGACCGCGTCATCCCGCTCGCCACCGTGCCGCTCGCCCAGCTGAAGGCCGGCTCGCAGATCGCCCGCGATGGCCTGCCGCGCGGCCTGACCCTGCAGTATGGCCGCCTCAAGTACACCGTGTCGGGCACGGCGCCGACCACCGGCAAGATCACCGCCGGCGTGGTGGCCGGCGTGCAGTCCAACGGAGTGGCCATCTGATGCGCGTCACCGCCGTCCGCAAGGGCTACTTCGGCGGCAAGATCCGCGACGCCGGGGAGGTGTTCGATCTCCCCGACGCGCTGATGCGGGGCGGGCTGAAGCCGTCGTGGGTGGCGGCGGAAGGAGATGCGCCCGCGCCGCTCACCACCGAGGGCGACGAACCCGCCCCCCGCAAACGCGGCAGGAAGCCGAAGGCGGCAACCGCGCCCGACGCCCCCGAAGGCAACGGCCTGACCGAAGCCCTCGGCGGCCCCCCGCCCGATTGGCTGCCGGGGGACTTGGGCGAATGAGACAAGGATGAATGAGACAGGCGGGCTTCGGCCCGCCTGAGCTTTTTGGGGGGGAGCTGTGCCCTATATCGGCCGCTCGCTCTTTCCGGCCTGAGGTCCTGCGCCTAAAGCGCAGGATGACGATTTATATAAATGGAACAATTGGATAGAGGTTTTCATCTGAGCTCGCAGGTCGGCGTGTTCCGCATGGGGTGGTGATGCCGTGAGGAACCCTTGCGGCCATCTAACCGATTGTATCCTCTATATAAATCGTCATCCTGCGCTTTAGGCGCAGGACCTCAGGCAGGAAGGGGCGGTACGCTGATATCGGGCACCCCTTGGACGCCCATTCAGCGCGCGCCGCGCAATCCCTCGCTCATCCCCCACCTGTACTTGCCTCCCCCGCACTCGCTCAAGTATATCCGCCGCTTTTCGTGCGCCGCTGCCACACCTTCCGGCAAATTCGAGACATACGTCCGTCTCGGCGGCCCATCTTCCCCCGTTTAACCAAGCGTTAACCGATCTAGACGGCTAACTGGGGTGACGACGCAAGGACGCGCTCGCGGGATTACATGCCCGGGGAGAGCAGGACCACCACGGGCGGCACACGTAGTGCGCCGGATTCGGTTTCATCCCGATGGTTGGGACGACGGCGATGCGTCAAGTCTACTCACCAAGTCCACATTTGTGCCGATCGCCCGCGGGGGTGTTACTTGACCTCTGTTCTCGCTCTTCTTGCCGGTCTCTACGCCGCCCAAGCCGCCGGCCCGAACGGCTTCTACGACATGTGCGCCGTCTCGGCGGCCGAGTGCCGGCCGGTGGCGGCAACGCGCAGCCTCGACCTGGCCGAGGTCGAGCGGATCAACCGCGCGGTGAATGGCGAGATCCGCCCGCGGGTGGAGCCGGAGGGCCAGGACGTCTGGCTGCTGGGACCGAGCGAGGGCGACTGCGACGACTATGTGATGACCAAGCGCCACCGGCTGATCGCCGCCGGGCTTGGCAGCGCCGACGCGCGGGTTGCCGTGGGGGTGGCCAAGGGGCAGCTCCACGCCGTGCTGGTGGTGCACCTCGGGCCCGAGTTCTACGTGCTCGACAACCTGACCGACGAGATGCTGCCGGTGCAGCGCTCGGCCGTGCGCATCCTCACCGTGCAGTCGCCGGCCAACCCGCTCGACTGGCAGAAGGCGCCGGGCAGCACGAGCGGCGCCGGGCAGGCGGTGGCGGCGGGCCGGTAAGGGCGGCAGAACGGCGCCGCAACGGCGAAAACCCGCGCGCCCCTAGTGTGTCTTCCGAAGCGCCGGACGAGCGATCCGGCCCTTGTTCAGGAGACACGACATGCAGTCCATCGCCGAAACCTACATGGGCGCGCGCGGGGCGCTGCCGTTCGAGGACCTGGCGCAGGCGGGCGCGGTGACCGGCGCCATCACCGCCAGCGGCCAGTCGGTGACCGTGCCGACCGGCGCCTTCAACGGCGCGGTGTTCGCCTGGTGGGGCACGTTCTCGGGCGTCACGCTCGCCTTCGAGGCCGCCTACGAGCCGAGCCTTGCCACCTGGGTGGCCATCTCGGCGCTCGCGGCCTCCGGCGGCGGCCCGACCACCAGCGTCACCAACCTCTCCTCGGCCAACGCCTTCGAGGTCTACGCCCCCGGCGCGCTGGCCGTGCGCGTGCGCGCCACCGCGTTCACGGCCGGGCCGATGAACGTGCGTGCCATCCCCGTCGCCATGATGCAGGACATCGCGCCGGCCGTGGTCGGCGGCTCGCTGACCGTCACCGCCCAGACCTCCGGCGGCTCGGGCGGCATCGCCTCGGTCAATCGGCTGGCGTCGGCCGCCGCCTCGGTGAACGCCACGGTGGCCAAGACCTCTGCCGGCCGGGTCTACAAGATCCACGGCTACAACGCGGCGACCAGCGTCCGCTTCCTCAAGCTCTACAACAAGGCCTCGGCGCCGACGGTGGGCACCGACGCGCCGGTGGTCGCCATCCCCCTGGCGCCGTCGAAGGAGTTCGACGTCGACCTCGGGCTGCTCGGCCAGTATTTCTCCACCGGCATCGCCTATGCGCTGACCACCGGCATCGCCTATGCGCTGACCACCGGCGCCGCCGACGCCGACACCGGCGCCCTGACGGCGGCCGACGTGGTGGGGCTGGCGATCTGGTACGCGTGAGGGGCCGGAGAGGACGTCCACGAGGAGGTTGAAGGAACTCAGAAGCATCTACACAATGCTACTTTACAGTAGCGTGTGAGGCTTTAATTCCTCGGTGAATTCGAGCGGACAAGACGAAAAGAAAATGGCCCAAAGCTTCCGCAAACTCGACAGCTTGCTCGGCCTCGGTCTCACTAACGTGAGGAGCATCCTTGTCAGCATGACGAGGACGGTTTGCCCCAAGCCTGACCGAGTGGGCCCACTCGGCCATGCTCGCTGTAATGATGTTATCTTTCAGAGCCTGATCAATCCTATGGTAAAGAGAGTTTTCCGTATATCCGAGCTCTTTCAGCATTGCATCGACAGCAGCTCCTGCCATTAAAGTCGCTGCATCTGGGGCATGCAAAGTCTCGAACGCTTGTTGTAGGAATTTCCGAGCTATTTCAGGTATGTCTTCGTGTGCGTATTTTGGATTCGGAGTGCAGGTTCTTACTACAAACTCTCTTTCAAATGCGTATCCGCTTACAAGCACAAGATTATTACAAGTCGTGCATACATAGGCTCCCCAGTGGTAGGCATCTTTAGCTGGATTCGGCCGGACGGGACCAGAGCTCGTCCAACATCTCAAGAGAACGGGATTGGCAACCGAGCAGTTTGGGCATCTATGCAAATCCAGAAGTTGCTCTCCCATAGTGTAACTGCCGCCGCTCTGAAGCTTAGCTGTGCGCAT